TCTCTGGTGATTGGTCTAATGGATACACCAAATGATTTTTTCCAACACTCTCAATAAAAGGTGCAGGCTCATACGCATGTTCTTCTGTCATAGTACTTGTCCCTTAAATGGTTTTTGCTATTTTAGTTGTTTCAAACCAAATCTTTTTAGATGCTGTTCTACCACCTCGTTCAGTTTTAAATCTTTCTGTCGGTACCATGATAGCTAACTCCCAATCCAATGGATGAACTTGAATAATCTTAGACCTAATCTGTTCTGGTCTATATTGTCTATATGATGCCTTTGCCCATCTAAAGGCTTTATTTCTCTGTATTATATTTCTAAACTTTCCAGCCATCAATTTTGTTCTATTATTATATTTAGTATTATTCAAAAACTGAAATGTTCTACCAAGTATAACCGCTCTCTGTTTTGGTGTCATATAATGAAAATTGATACCAGAAAAATTGTTCTGATCTTCATACAACATAAAGATTAGTGGAAATTCATCATATGAACTGTCTGGTTCATCTGGTGAATAACGAAAAAAGTACATACGACCCAATAACATATTACTAATCTTTGCACCACCACTTCTCAACATATTCAATGAACGATAGTTCTGTCCATATGTTAAAGCATGATCTTGATAGAACTCACGAGCAGCTTCACTTCTTTGAATAAGACCTTGTTGTTTTGCCTGTTTATGTGCTTTCTGAAAAAACGATTCTTCTTGTAAAAAATCTATGTGTTGTTGTAAAACTTTACTCACACGAATTTCAGCTTTTGCACCACCTTTTGCTCCAACAACTGTTCGTGCTGTTGATATAGGATCATGTTTAACAGATAACTTTATTATTCTACCACTTTTCACAACAAGTTGTGGAAAACCAAGTGGTGCAAGTAAACGTGTATACATCGTAGCTTCTGCTGCACTAAACTTTTTAACAACTGCCAAGAACTCAGATGATTTTCCTAATGCACTTAATGATTTAAATTTACGACCCAATAAGAGTGAGCCAACCACTTTAAACATACTTCTCAAACCTGGAAACTTTGCAATCATAGCCAAAGCTTTTAATATACGTTTATCCTTTAATAGATTTTCTGCTGAGTTTGGCATTCTTATTATATTTATAAGGGTTCTTTGGAATATCCAGTTCTTTTTCAGTTAAAATAATGAACTCCATACCACGTTTTTCTGCCCATTTACGAGCAGCCTTGAATTTACTCTGATTCACTATAAATCGTTTCAGATCATTCTTATACTTGATAGAGATTCTCTTTCGTTTCTTTGGTGGCTTGCATTGACTAGCAGGCTTCACTTCAATTATATACTTCTTAATCACTCCCTCTGGATTCTGTATTTTCACATAAAAATCAACAAAATATCGTCTGGTTTTCTTCTCAATCTGGTTATAGTATGGTATAATGACATTCTCTGAAGCCCACTCAATTACAGATGGGTGTCTATCAAGATACTTCATGTACTTGAGCTCCCATGATGATCTGTACACAACTTCCTGCAAATCTGCTACATATTTTGCCTTATTATGTACTTTATATTTGCCAACGTGCTTCTGATAATTCATATTAGATGTATAAATATATAGATTCAACAGTATTTATAACGGAGAATAAAATGGCAGTAACCATAGATAGCATCAAAGCAAATATAAATAGAGGATACGCAAGACCTAACTTATTTACTGTAGACCTTGGAAATATTAAACCTGCTAAAGCTTTAGCATATCGTCTTAATTGTTTTCAAGCACAACTTCCAGGCAACACTATTGCTACAACAGATAAAGATGATGGTTTTCGTTCTGTTGCATATAAAAAGGTATTCGCTGATGTTATACTTGGGTTTTACTGTAGTTCAGATTTGAGAGAATTAAAATTTTTTCAGGATTGGATAGACAGAATAGTTGATAAGAATACAAACCAATTTAATGTTCCTGAAACATACATTGCTCCAATGACAATTACACATTACAATCGTCAATGGTCAAAAGTTGCTGAATGGAAACTATCTGATGCTTATCCAAAACAAGTTGATGCAATTCAACTAGACTATGGAACAAATAATACAGTTATGACTTGTAATGTCACTATGACATACAGACATTATGACGTTACATATCTTAATGGTGGGGTGCCAGATATTATTGATAGAAAATCTGACCATCAAAACAACATAACATTAAATAAAAATACTAATTTTAATCAAAAAGCAGGAGGAGATACTAGTGTATATGTACATCCTGCACTAGCCGCAAAACTCGCGATAGAAGAAGCTGACCGAAAAATAAAGCAAAATACCACAGGCGGCGCATTGAATATGACAAATGAGGTAGCACAAGAAGAATATTAAACACTATTAACATCATTTTATATAGGAGTGAATGAAATGGGATTACCAACAATTGCAGTACCAGAATATACATTAACAATACCATCAACAAAGAAAGAAATTAAGTACAGACCCTTTCTGGTAAAAGAAGAAAAAATACTTTTACTAGCTATGGAAACTGAAGATCAAAAACAAATCATCAATGCAACAAAAACCATTATTAAGAATTGTGTCTTTGGTGATATAGATGTTGATACATTAGCTACATTTGATATAGAATATATATTTCTTCAACTAAGAGGCAAAGCTAAAGGAGAGGACATTGAATTAAAATACAAATGTCCAAAATGTGAGAATGACATACCAGTTAATGTTAATACTGATGAAGTACAAGTAACATTTAAAGATGAACATACTGATAATATCAAATTAACAGACCAGTTGGGAGTGATGATGAAATATCCTAATATTGACAGTCAGTTGAAAATATCAGAGCAAAAAGATAAACCAGAAATTGAAGCATTGTTTGATACTATAGTAGATAGTATTGATTGTATTTATGATAACGATACAACCTATGCTTCTAAAGACCATACAGAAAAAGAAATGACAGATTTCCTTGAGTCTTTAACTGATGAACAGTTTCAAAAGATATCAAAATTCTTTGAAACAATGCCAGCAATTCGTCATCAAATAAAACTAAACTGCACAGGAAAGATTAAAGGCAAAAGTAAAAAGTCTTGTGATTATGTTGAAGAAGTCACGTTGGAGGGACTCAACTCTTTTTTCGGATAGCCCTTTCTCACGATTCATTAGAGAATATGATAATGACAAACTTTAATATGATGCAACACCACAAATATTCTTTAACTGAATTGGATAATATGATTCCATGGGAAAGGGGAGTTTATATTGATTTACTTATTAAACATATAGCAGAAGAAAATGAACGAATACAACAAGAGAATAATAAACGAGGATAAAGACTAATGGCATTTTCAGGAACACCATTTATGTTTGACGCACCACAACAACCAAAAGACACTTCGTCCAAAGCAGAACCATTAGCCACGGAAAAAACTTTACGGGGTATGCGTGATGGGCAATCCATCATACAAGGTGATCTTTTTGCCATAAATAGCAAACTAGGTGAAAAAGGAGCAATTTACGGAGCTCTTGTAGACATCGCCGATATACTTGATAGTTCTGCAATAGCTCGTCATAGTAATAGTCCTCTTGAAACATCTCTTGCAAAATTACAAGAATCATCTGTTTCATACAATGAGAAAACTATGCGTTGGCATGATGACCAAACTAACTTGATGGTCAAAGGCACTGATCCTCGTGTTGCTGAAGCAATGAAAATCTCAGAAAAACCTCGAACAGTAGAAGCAGAAATTCATTGGGGTGCTACCATAGCTGGTTTTTTAAGTGATATAAAAGATGATACTGCAACACTAATTAAATTACAAAAAAGTACTAGAAAACTTATAGGGCGGGGTTTCTTTGGTAAGAAAAAGGAGAGTGTTGAAGAAGGTATGGAAGGTAATATTGCCGACAAAAATGCTACGAAAAATGAAACGAAACAAACTGGATTCTTAAAAGGTATCTCTGACCACTTTAATAAACGAAAAGAAGAAAGTGGTATATGGAAATGGTTTAAAGATAATTGGGGTAAGCTTGCTTTAGGTCTGTTTGTTGCTCTTGCTCCAATGAAATGGTTTCCAAAGATATGGGAGTTTCTAAAAGATACAGTATGGCCAATACTAAACGACCTATTCACATGGGGAACAGAAAATCCCATGAAGGCTTTAGGAACTATGTTAATAGCATGGTTTGCAGGTCCAGCAGGTTTAGCAATGCTTGGTGGAATGATCGTAGGTAAATTAGGGGGACTTGCTACTGGTTTAGCTGGAACAATAAGTAAGTATGCAATGCCACAGGGTGGGCCAGGTCTAGGACCGAGAGTAGCTGGTGGATTAGGTACCAAAGTTATGGGTGGTGCTTCTCTCCTTGCTGGTGTTGCATTAGCTATTAAAGATGGTATGGCAGGTGCAAAACTATCAGAGGAATGGGGAGTTGGTAAAGCATCTGGTGTTGCTGGTGCAGTTCTTGGTGGAACTGATAAAGGTATTTCTGGTG